AAGCTGTTGGCAAGCAATGCGGCAACATCAGGTGTTACTACCTTCTCGGCGGGCACCACTGGGTTTACACCGTCATCCGCTACCTCCGGTGCAGTTACCCTAGCAGGAACCCTGGCAATCGCCAACGGTGGCACCAACAGCACTGCAACACCTACAGCAGGCGGGGCGGGGTACGGTACAGGCACTGCACACGCTTATACCGCAGCGGGCACAACGGGGCAGGTACTAACCTCTCAAGGGTCAAGCGCCCCGATTTGGGCGGCGGCGGCATCTGGCGCGCAAGACTATATTGTTCAATCCTACGGCATCATTTAAGGAATCACCATGTCTACAGCAGCACAATACGCATCAACAGTAACTGGCGTAGCGGTTCAAGTAACCACTGCCAATACCAATAGAGACGGTACAGGAACCATTGTCACGGTCATTACGGCTGCTTCCTCTGGCACTCGTATTGACGACATCTACATGGTTGCTACAGGCACCACGACCGCTGGTGTTATTCGGTTGTTTGTCCATGACGGCACTAACGCTAGGCTGCTGTCGGAGACTTTGGTGACCGCTGTTACGCCAAGTACTACGGTACAGGTTTGGAGCAACACCCTACTGAGCCAAGCCATTGTGCTCAAGACAGGGTACTCCCTTCGGGCGAGCACCAATAACACCGAGACGTTTAACATCATCGTGACCCGCGCAGGAGACTTCTGATGAATCAAGGTGTACTTGTCGGGGTGGGCAATGTAACCCCGCAGACTCAAACATTACCCATATACCCAAGCCAATCGTATTTGCCGTATTCTAGTTCCGGAACATGGACGGCCCCAACGTCTGGTATCGTTACTTTTTACGCATTGGGTGGTGGGGGGTCTGGCGCCGCGCTATATAGCGGGACTTCTTATGCTAAAAACTCAGCAACTGGTGGTGGGGCCGGAGGTCTTGCTATAAAAAATATAGCCGTTGTTGCCGGGGCTGTTTACACTATTACTATAGGCGCGGGCGGGGTAGGAAGCCTAACTACTTCGGCAACTAATGCAAACGGAACTGCCGGGGGCAATACTATTGTATCCGGCCCAGGAATTTATTTACAAGCCAATGGCGGCGGTGGGGGAACATATACTACCTCCGTAGTAACATTGTCGGGTGGGGCTGGGGGCGCTGCTATTGGCGGCAAGTTTAACTATACGGGAGGCTCCGGGGGGGCTATTGCCTCCACAGCCTTGGTAGCAGCAACCGGAGGGGGTGCGGTAGCTTGGAGGGGCGTTACCTACTCCGCAGGAGGTATTACTTCAACTTCTAGTTACGCTGCAACAGGCGGGGCTGGTGTTGGTGGGTCAAGTGGTTCTATTTCATCTACCGCGAACAACGCTGGAACGGGTGGCGGCGGTTCAATGGGCGCATCTGCTAGCCTTTCCGCTAGCGGGACTTCTGCTGGCGGTGTTGGCTTTTACGGAACATATGGGTCTTACGTTAACTCTACATCTGTATATACTTATTTTTACTTGCACGACCTTGTTACAGGTATGCCTGGGGCAATAACCCCAACGGGACCGGGTGGGTATGGTGGTAACGCGGGCACATCTTCGGGTGAATCCGCTCTCAATGGCGGCGGTGGCGGCGGCGCAGCTTCTAATGGTAACTACACATATGGGGGTAATAGCGCTTTCTTTGGCGGTGGCGGCGGCGCTGCGTATGAGCAAGCAAGTGGTAGTAATGGGCCTTTTGCCTTATACGGTACTGGCGGCATTGGGGGTGGGGGAGGTGGGTATGTTTCTACTACTTCTACACGCAATAACGCTACAGTCGGTGGCGGCGGTAATGGTCTAGTGCTGGTTTATTTCCAGTCTTAATGTCAATTTATTTCAAATAAGGCATATATGATCTACGAAATATTCGACAATACCGGCGCTGTGATCAACAGGATTTCGGCTGATCCAGATTTTGTGGAAGCTAACTACCCCGGTCATTACCTTGATGTCACGCCACCGTTACTGCCCCCTGTTCCAGAACCCAACATCATCACCAAGATTGCGATGATCACACGGTTCACGGACGCAGAGTTTGTGGGCATCCTGACTGCGGCAAAGACTGACCCTGAAGTCGAAGGGTGGTACGTCCGGTTTAACGCGGCTACCACGATCAACCTTGACGACGCTCGTACAGTCTCTGGCGTCAACATGCTCTACCTCAAGACCCTATTGACTGAGGCCCGAGCCACGGCAATCCTGACTGATCCAGTGCAACCCGCCGAACGTCCCTAAGCCAACGTGAGGTAGCAAAGTGGCGGCGTCACCGCTGGTGGTCTTGCACCCTTAAAATACCCCGCCAGGATCCCACATGACCACACCGTCCTACGTCCTCACCTACGACAGCCTGAACAGCCTCGTGCTCCAGTACCTGGAGCGCAGCGACCCGGCTGTCATTGCGTTCATCCCTACCGCCATCACCATGGCGGAGTTTGAGATCGCCCAGGAGATCAAGACGCTGGGGCAGATGGAGGTGGTGGACTCGACGATGACCACCAACAACCCGGTCATCGCCAAGCCGGCACGGTGGCGCAAGACGGTGTCGATGACCCTCACCACGGCCACCGGGGCTAAGCAGCCCATTTTTCTGCGCAAGCTCGAATACCTGAGCTCGTACTGGCCCGACGTCACCGCCACCGGCACGCCGCTCTACTACGCCGACTACGACTACGACCACTGGTTCATCGCGCCGACGCCCTCCGCGGCATTCGCCTTTGAGGCGCTCTGCTACACCCGCCTGCCGCCGCTGTCGTCCACCAACCAGACCAACTGGCTGACCCAGAACGCGCCCAACGCGATGTTGTTCGGCACGCTCAAGCAGACCGCGCCCTTCCTCAAGGACGACACCCGGCTGGTGGTGTGGGCACAGCTCTTCACCGAGGCCATGACGGCGCTCAAGTCTGAGGACGCGCTGCGCATAGGCGACCGCCAAACCGTTGCACAGGACTCCTGATGACCACCTACACGAATCCGTTCACTGGTCAGACGATCAGCCCGTCCCAGGTCAGCTACGAGGCCCTCACCATAAGCGTCGACACGGCGCTGGAGTGGCCCATCAACGGCAACCAGGGGGACGTGGCGAGCGCCATCATCGACGTCACTGCGACCGTCGCCTCGCTCAAGCTGGAGCTACCGCCGGCCACCCAGGTCTCGACAGGGCAGTCGGTGCTGGTGCGCAACGTCGGCGCCAACACCTTCACGGTCACCGACACCTCGGGCAACACGATCATCGCGATCGCCTCCGGCATCGCCCAGTTCATCTTCCTGACCAGCAACGCGACCCTCAACGGCACCTGGGCCTCGGTGACGTTCGGTGCCGGTACATCGACAGCCAACGCCTCGGCGCTGGCCGGGTACGGCCTGACCCCCATCAACCTGACCCTGAACCAAGCGTACCCGGTCACGACCCTGTACTCCAACACCACGTTGACCGCCACGAGCCGAGCGCAGTTCCTGGTGTGGGGCGGTGGCGTGGGAGCCATTACGCTGCCCCCGGCGACCACGGTCGGCAACAACTGGTTCTGCAACATTCGCAACAACGGCACTGGCATCCTGACGCTGACGCCGCAGGGCACGAACACGATCGACGGCAACGCCTCGCAGCAGCTCCAGCTCACCGAGTCCCTGGTGATCGCGTCCAACGGCACGGACTTCAACACCTTCGGCTACGGGCGCTCGAACACCTTCGCCTACACCCAGCTCCTGCTGGCGGTGACCGGCGGCACCACGACCCTCACGTCGTCCCAGGCGTCGAACACGGTCCAGGAGTACACGGGGGTCTTGGCCTCGAACCAGATCATCGTGGTGCCCTCCACGGTGCAGCTCTACTCGTTCACGAACAACACGACCGGGGCCTACACGCTGACCTTCAAGACGGCGGTCGGTGGCGGCGCGACGATCGTGGTGGCGCAGGGCAAGACCGCGATGGCTGTCTGTGACGGCACCAACGTCTACAACGCCAACAGCACCGCCCAGGGCGTGGTGAGCGCGCTGACGCTTGATCCAGGGTCCGCCGCTGCGCCGCCCTTGAACTTCACTTCAAACCTGACCACGGGCATTTACCTGCCGGCAACGGCGCAGATAGGGTTCACGATCGCCGGGGCCAACGCGGCCACACTCAGCGCCTCCGGGCTTGCGGTCCCAGTGGGCATCGGCGGGGGCACGTTTTGACACAGAAGGTCATCTCAATGACGGCCCTCCCGGGCCTGCAACGGGATGGGACGGTGTTCGCCAGCAACCGGTACAACGACGGCGAGTGGGTGCGCTTCCAGCGCGGCCTGCCGCGCAAGATCGGCGGGTACACCGGCTCCTTCCTGAACGCGACCGGGATCTCGCGTGGCATGCACATGTCCGCCGCCAATGGCCTGAACTACGTGGTATCGGGCTACAGCGCGGGCCTGGAGCAGTGGGTCACTGACACGGACAACGGCATCGGCACGGGGCCCTACGCCTACTCCCTGAGCAACTTCACGTCCAGCGCCGTGAACCTCTGGCAGTTCGACATCGGGTACGACTCGACCGGCAGCGCGACCAACAACTTGGTGGCGCACCCAGGCCAGAACCTGAACGCCATCTCGTCCACGGTGAACACGCCCGTGCTGCGCAGCGTCTTCCCGGGCACCCCGGGCAGTCTGTCGATGACCAAGGTGGGGGTGTTCACCGCAGCCGGCAGCACCAACAGCACAACCACCTTCACCCTGGCGGCGCTTAACGCCCGCGTGGGCCCCGGCCAGACCATCACCGGCACGGGCATCCCGGCGGGCACCACGGTGGTCTCGGTGACCCTGCTGGCGGTGGTCATGTCGGCTGCGGCCACCGCAACGGGGAGCATCACGGCCACGTTCGACAACAACATCGCCGTGTCGGGCGGCTGCGTGGTCCTGCACCCGTACCTCTTCGTCTACGGCAACAACGGGCTGATCCAGAACTCCAGCGCCGGTGACTTTGACAACTGGGTCTCGGCGGACGCCAACGCCAACAACACGTCTACCGGCAAGATCGTCCGGGGCCTACCCCTGCGCGGCGGCTCCTCGTCGCCCAGCGGCCTGTTCTGGTCCACCGACTCCCTCGTGCGGGTGAGCTTTGCGCCGACGTCGGCGGGTGGCCAGAACTTCTACTGGACCTACGATCTGATCAGCAGCCAGACGTCGATCATGTCGTCGCAGTCGGTGATCGAGTACGACGGCATCTTCTACTGGGCCGGCGTCGACCGGTTCTTGATGTACACCGGTGTGGTCCAGGAGATCCCGAACGACGTCAACCAGAACTACTTCTTTGACAACCTGAACTTCGCCCAGCGCCAGAAGGTCTGGGCCACTAAGATCCCCAGGTACGGTGAGATCTGGTGGTTCTACCCCAAGGGCGACGCCACCGAGTGCACCGACGCGGTCATCTACAACGTGCGCGAGAAGACGTGGTACGACGCCGGGCAGGCGATCGGCGCCCAACGCTCTGCCGGCGTGTTCTCCGAGGTGCTGCCCAAGCCCATCTGGGCCGGCAACGTCGCCAACAGCACCGGCAAGTACACGCTCTGGCAGCACGAGACGGGCACCAACGAGGTCTACCTGACCTCCGTCAACGCCATCCGCAGCTACTTTGAGACGCCCAACCTGGGCTTCCTGACGGGCACGGTGGGCGCCACCCAGAAGCCTGGGGACAACATGTGGACAAGAATCGAGCGGGTTGAGCCGGATTTCGTGCAGACCGGCAACATGACCCTGGTGATCACGGGCCGGGGTTACGCGGAGGACGTCGACCGGGAGTCGGACCCGTACACCTTCACGCCCAACACGATCAAGATTGACATGCGCGAGCAGCGCCGCGAGATGCGGCTGCGGTTTGAGTCGAACACCGAGAACGGTGACTACCAGACCGGCAGCGTGATGCTATCACTGGCAACCAGCGACGTCCGCAGCACGGGTAACCCATAATGGCGGTGGTGCTGGATCCCCGCAATTTGACGTGGGATTACTGGTGCGCCAGGACGGCGGAGCAGTTCGCCGCCCAGCAGTTGGGCACCGCGCCCGAGGACAAGTGGCAGGAGTGGGGCATCGCCCTGTCGGGCATCGGCTACTTCACCAAGTCCAGCGTGCCTGACACCCGCGGCTTCTCAAAATGGCAGGACTGGGCGTTTGCCTTGACCGGAGCAATGACAGTATGAGCTACACCCCGTCGACCGATCCGGCAATGGAGCGTTTCCAATACCCGCCGATGACCTCGGATAGCGAAAAAAATGAGCCGGGCAATGGTACTTTCCCGGTAACGGATATAACTGAAATAGCGCGGTTAATTTCGTCAGAACCTGAAAAGTACGGTTGGACGGGTGGCGATCCAATTATCGAAGTGCAACCGCAAAACCCGGATCTGCCCTCGTACAAAATAATAGATCCATCTTCTGGATTTGAAAAATGGGTCGCGGATAACGGTATTAGCGGCCAACAAGTTGTCAAAACAATAAAAACTCCGCAAGGCATTGATAGGATAGTTACCCAATCTCAACTCTTAAAAGGTGGGGATGTTGTAGGTTCTGACACCAATGTTGTTGGAGGCCAGAATACTTCCGGCATGTCCGCAGCCCAAGTAATCGGGATGGCTTTGGCGTTCGTAGGTGCGCCCCAAATGTTGGGGGAAGCGTTATTGGGCGCTGGCGCCAGCGCGGGGGCCAGTGCCGCATTGGGGCAGGGACTCATCACGACCGCATTGACAGGCGACCCGATGAAAGGGCTCACCTCGGCGGTTGGGGCCGGGTTGGCGCCCAGTATCACCGCTGGGGGCAACGCTGTCGGGCAGTACCTCGGAGGCGGCCCTCTCGGCAACATTGCGGGCGGTGCTATTGCAGGCGCAGGCAAGAGCGCGCTCAATGCGCTACTCACCGGCAAACCGGTGGGTAAAGCCTTGGAAGAGGGTGGCTTCAGCGGGGGTTTGACAAGCGCCGTCACTGATGCCACAAGTGCTTTGGGTTTGCCGAAACAGGTAGGTCAGATAGCAGCGCCCACTCTGATAGCCGCAACGCGCGGCGGTGATCCTAGCGCAGCGGCATTGAACGCCGCTATGGGCCTATTTTCAAATAGCGCCAAGTCAAACATCCCGACCGCCGGCGCGATCAATACCCCATCCGATGTTGCGCAAGGTCCCCTATCGAATATTGATGCGGCGTACAGCAATGCGCAAGACGCCGCCACAAATGCCCAAGATTTTACGGACGCATTCCGCAAAGCAGAAGCCACAGGGTCTTCGTTTGCGGATACGCCTGTGCCCACCAATGCCGTGGATATGCAGGCTTACGTCAACCGAGCAGTTGACGAAGAGATGGGGCCAACGCAGCTTGCTGCGGGTCCTGGCGCACTCGCAGGAGCCAGTGCCCGTACCGCAACGGCATTTCAAGAAGCGTCCGCGTTGGATAGGGTTGTTGCCAATTTAGCCACGCAAGCTAAAAACGATCCGGCGTTCATGTCTAAAATGGACGCCATACTCGCGGAGACTAAACTCCAAAATCATATCACGGCCACCAAAGATCTGTTAAATCCAGGCATAGCGCCGCCTAATACTGTTTTTGCGGAAATGCTCGAAAGAGGTTTGACACAAGCCAAAACAGGTCAAACAGCGCCGTCATTCGTCAGCAGTTCTATGTCTGCGCCGAATGCTTTTTCCGGCGCGTCACGCGATATTGCAAGCTATTACGATCCAAGCCGTTTTGCTGGTGCTCTTCCAACGACAGCGCCTGTTTCTCAGGTTGCAAAAGATGTGGCCGCCGCGCCTGTTGCTGCGACTGCGGCAACGGGCAGTGGTTGGCTGAGTAACTTAACGGATGCTGCACTTGCTCTAGCTCCACGGGTTATTGGCGCGGGGCTTACGGCCCTTACGCCTTCCACTCTCGGTTCGGGAATGCTGTCGGCGGCGGACAAAGCGGCGATGGAGAATGACGCCCTTATACAGAGGGCGTACGCCGATCCTTCTCGGGCGTTGGACATTTTGCCGGCGGGCAGTACTGCGCCCAATCTCACCACGTTCCCCGCGCAGACCGCGACGTTCCCTGACACCACGGCGCGCATTGCCCCGGGCCTTGCCGATCTGACGACTTCCGGCGCCACGCCGGAAGAGCTTGCCGCCAACCTTCAAAGCGCCGCCGGTGATCTCACCATACCGGGCCTGGATGCGCTGAACGTGGCCGCGCCCGCCACCACTGCAGCGGTGGATGAGACCGTCGCCCCGGTTAGAGGGGCCGGTGCTATTTTTGGTGCCGGCCTTGAGACTCTGCCACCTATCTCTGGGTTGAGTGGGCAGGGCGGAGAGTTCTTGGGGGCCGGCGCTGGGGGCTCTTGGGACGCCGCAACGGCCACTGGCGGCCTTCCGGGGGCTGCTCCGACTGTCTCAACCGGTGCCGCTCCTGCGGTGTCAACGGGAGCTGCTCCGGCTACCAGTGCGACCCCCGGCGATTTCGTGGGCCCTCTTCAAACTATAGGGGCCGCTCCTGCGGTGTCAACGGGAGCTGCTCCGGCTACCAGTGCGACCCCCGGCGATTTCGTGGGCCCTCTTCAAACTATAGGGGCCGCTCCGACTACCGGCGCGACCTCTGGCGATTTCGTGGGTCCTCTTCAGATTACCGGCGCAACACCGACCCCGGGCACCGTACTCAATACCGGCCTCGGGTCCCTCACGAACACCGGTTCAGTGCCGATCGCCGCAGCCCCAGGTCTTGATGCCGTCGGCGCAGGCCCCCTGGTGAACGCGCCCGCCCCAGCGCCTACCATCACTGAGCTCATCGACGCAATCGTAAAAGCTCCGGCCCCAGCTCCTGCCCCAGCTCCTGCCCCAGCTCCGGCCCCAGCTCCTGCACCTCTAATAAACCCGGTAGTGAACCCCGTTGTCAACCCGGTAGTGAACCCCGTTGTCAACCCGGTAGTGAACCCGGTAGTGAACCCCGTT